CACCACTGCGGCCGCCACCGCCTTTTCAACCATCTGGTTGATAACGGCGGGATCGATGTCACGGCCCGGCGCGCCGTCTTTCGGCGGCGGGATAGCTGCGACGGCTTCGCGAACAACATCAACAATGAGTGGCCGCACATCATCAACGGAGCCAGACGTGCCCGGCTCACCATCTTTCACCCGGGCAAGTGCGTCGTCGACGCGTCGCTCGAGTTGAGTAAGGCGCAACTCACGTTCGGCATCGACCCGGCGAACATCAGCAAGCGCCGCCTCAATGCGCAGCGCAGCCTCCCGCTCGATGCGGCCGGCGACCGCGCCGAGCTCTTCGGCCAGGACATCAAACGGCGACGTTGCGGGCATGGGCCGACCGGAAGAACTGACGTGCGCGTTCATTGGCTTCTTCGTTTCCTGCCGCATCGCCGTCGAGCTTGTCGTCGTTGCTCGGTGTCGGGGCGGGTTTCGCGGTCTGCTTTCCGGCCATGCTCAGCGGGATATCCTGCATCTGCACGAAGAGCTGATCGCCGCCGTCCTTTTCCGGAAGGTCGAGAAACTTGCGGGCTTCGTTCGGCGCCATGACGCGGCGCGTTCCGTTCGATAGCGCCTCGATCATTTCCTTGAACGACGATCGCAGCAGCGCCTTCGTATCAAATTCGACGTACTCGTCCGGAACACCTTTGAGATTGAACAGCTGGCCCAGCGCTTCCTCGATATGATTCAGAGCAAACCCGAGACCAGACGCTCGCCAAGCCGACATCATCGCCTCTGTCGAAGCGAACGTGGTATTGCCGAGACCGAAAACCTGAAGCGGGACTCGGAAGGCCAGCGCGATGTTCTGCTCCGTCATCTTGAGCAGCTCGGCCAACTGACCGTCATTCGCCGACGTGGTGACCGGCTTTGCTTTCAGGCCCCAGGCGAGGATCGGCGTCCCGCCAGCGTTCTCGCCTTTGGTTTGTTCGTCCCAGCGTTCGCGCAATTCCTTTGTCTGGGTTGCCGTCAACTGCTGGTCGGTTTCCAGCATGAACGACGGTCGAGCCTGGTTGAGATAGAACGCGACCTGTTGATTCAATGCGGCTCCGGACATCGCCATGTCGAGCGCGGCGGCCATGATCGGCCCCTCGCCCTTCAATGGATGTCGGGGGGTATGCAGGCGGACGTGAAGCACGTCGCGCGCCGGGATCGGCGCTGAAAGATCGAACCGGCGCTCTACGATTTCGTTCCCGGACAACGCGTAGAAAACAGAACCATCTTCCGCGATCAGCGGCCGCCCATTCCGCATCAGGTGCACTTCGGCGATTTCGTTCCGGTCATTGCGGATTGCCAGCGCGAATGCTTCACCGGCCGACGAATACAGACCGCGCGTCAGGTTGAGGAGAAAATCGGAGATCGATTGATAGTCGTTCGGCTTCTTGATGATCCGTGCCAACGCAGAATTGGTCACGCGATCGCGACCGCCCTTGTCGTTGGTGCGCCAGTGGTCGCCCGGCACATTGCGATGGTTTGGGCGTATGCCGATTGGCACGCCTCCACCATCGCGCTTCGCTCACCATAGGGGCGAAGCGAATAGCCCGACTGCCACCAATTCAGCAGTTTCCCCGGCCCTGCGGCGAGCACGCCGTCGGACAAGTAGTAAGGCCCGGGGCGATATTCGCCCTCGGCGCCCTTACTGAGGAAGCCGCCGAAGATTCGCGAGAGCCAGTTGGCCATCAGCGCGTCTTGTATCCCAGGCTCTTGTCGTCAGCCTTCGCCTCGCGGCCATGCCGATAGGTGCCGTTTCGCATGGCATCCAGTTCAGCCTGGGTCGGGTGGGGAGTTTCGGCGGACGCGGCTGGTTTAGCCGCGCTGACCGGTCGGTCGGTGGGCTTCCGCTCCGAGTTCTTCGCCGCTTCTACCCGGGTCTTCTCGGCTGCTTCTGCCCGTTCTTTGGCATCCGCGTCGGCCTTCGCCTTGGATTCGGCTTCAGCTTTTGCCAAGGCTTCCTTGCGGGCGGCCTCGTCAGCTTCGCGCTTCGCCTTCTCGGCGGAGGTTTCGTTTGCCATCGTGATCTCCAGTATGAGGAATGACGAGGTGCGTGCGCCTCGTCAGTTCGCGAGGTTCGCTATCAGGGATTGGCGGCGGTGTAGGACCAGTCCGCGCCATCGATCCACTGCACCATGCCCGCGCGGCGCATGGCCCATGTCACATCCATCAACATGCGCAGCGCGATGCTAGCAGTCTGGAACATGCTGATCACCGGCGCGGCAACCGTGTTCGGTGTACCGGCGGTGCCGATATTGGCCGGGCTGGTGTCTTCCGCGTGGATCACCGCCTGCTCGCTGACATCGAATTCGGGCTGATCCTCGATCGCGGTCGCAAAGTCGGCGGCATCGATCATGATGAGGCGGCCCGCCGGCACGTTGAGCGACGAGATCGGGGTGATGCCGGAATCCGTGAGGATCTGACGCATCGAGCCGAGCTTGTCGTCGGGGCCAGGAACGAAGTTCAGCTTGCGGGCCTCGCGCTTGTTCATCAGCAGGACAAGATTGCGACCCGCCTTAGCCGTGTCGAACGGCGCGGCGAGCGTATCGATGTCCTCCATGATGGCCGCCCAACCGCCTTGGGTGGAGGCGTCCAGCGCCGACACATTGTACAGCAGGCCGGCCGGCCGAGTGCCGGAGCCCGCCGTCGCATCGATCAGCAGCGTGTCGATGGTGTCGGCGGTATCTCCACGAATCTCCTGACGAAGCAACCCTTCGATCTGCGGGTTGGAATACTTCGCCAATTCCTTGGTGAAGTAGGAGATGACGCCCATCTTGTGGGGTGACAAGGTGGCGCTTGTCAGGCCGAACCGGCGAACCGGGATCGGCGCACCTTCCGCGACAAACGAGCCGCTGACCGACGGGGTCGCAGCGCGTGCAGGAATCTTCAACGCGCCGCGGCCGGGTCCGAACTGAAGGTTCGTGCCCATTGCGGCGAGACGCGGATAGAACGAGATGTCGCGCAGCGTTTCCATGAACGCCACCGTCTCCGTCTCGATCAGTTCCGACGCCCAGCCCTGAACAGTCGTCTTGGCCGGATCGACAGCGGCACGAACAACCACGTTCGTGGCTTCGTGATCGCCGTAGCGCTCCTCCAGGATCGAGATCGGATCGCGCTGGGTGACCTGAGCGAGGATCATGCAGACCGCCTGACGGATGATCAGGTCGCCGGCCTTCGGCTCGCGCTCCTTGACGCCGAGCGGCCGACGGATGGTCGGTGCCGCGGGAGCACCCGGCGCGCGCGGCTCAACGGACCGCACCGCGTTGGTGGCGAGGGCCTTCTCCGCGTTCTTCAGTGAATCGAGACGGGCCTGGCGTTCGGACATAACGTCCTGCAGGGTCTGCGCTTCCTCGATATCATAGTCGTCGTTCGCGATGTGGTTCTGATAGGCGTCGCGAGCCGTGGTGTAGGCGGCCTGCGCATCCTCGATGCGCTGGGAGAGAGTCTTCATGGTTCTGGCTTTCTGTGATGCTGGGCGGTCGGCGCTACGGCTCGACGGCTCCGAAGGTCGATGGTCGGCATGCTCGCCGTGGGTAGACATGTCCCGCTGCTTCGTTCCGGCATGCTCGCCAAAAGCGAGGGACAAGGTTTCGTCGGATACATGCAGCGACTTCGCGATTTGAAGCGCTGCAGGGTTCGCTGGGACCGAGACGAGCGACGTCTCGACCAATTCCTGCTCGAGGTACTTCTGCCCGGCATAGGGCTTATCGGCGTCGAGCGGCTCATACTTCTTCGGGATGAACCCGACCGACACAGCGCGAAGCACGCCCTGCTCAACCAGGCTGATCAATTCATCGATCCGGGCGCTGGTGCCGCGCGCCGCCAAGGTCAGCTTCCCGATGAGCTTATCGCCCTCAAGCCGAACATTTGACCAGTTGCCGATCGGAAAATTATTCGAATGGCCAAACAGCGCGATGGGGTTCTTCTTAAACGCACGCAGGTCCCATCCCTTCGGATCGATGCTATCGCCGTAACGGTCAACGGTCGCGTCCGAGAGGACGAATTCGAGATTGTCCCCGCTGGACGCGGAGACTTTGCGAACGATCGTCATGTCAGAATTCCTTCTTGCTCAGCCGAGCATGCCGGCCACATCGACGGTGCCAGCCTCATAGGAGCACGCCGCTCCAACAGCCATTGCCAGCGCCACAGCGCAGTCGATCTTGTTGACGGCCCGCTCTTTTGCGAGCCAGTGATTACCCCAGCGATCTTCGTCAGTTACCGCCGACATCATCGCCGAGATCACGACCGGGTTACGCTTGATCCGGATGCGCCCTTCGAGGATGGCATCCTCAAGTTCGCGAAGCGATCCCGGCATCCAGAGACCTTCGGGCTCGCGGCCCGCAGACTTAGCGGCCGTCGTCATCGCGTCGTTCGCCTTGCCCTTCTTCGTGCCGCCCTGCGGATGCTCGACGAATTCGACGCTCAGTCCCAGCTTTTCGCACTCTGGCTCGAACCCGCGACGGAATGCATAGCGGTCATAAGCGAGACACTGAACACGATAATCATGTGCGTACTCCGCGACCGCCTGGGCGACATGATCGAAGCGGATGCTCGCCCCCTTCGGCGCGTGCAGATGCCCGGCATCAGCCCACTGCCGATATGGAGCCTTATCGCTCAGCGAGCGCGCATCCATTGTGTCGCCTGGCGTCCACGCCTCCACCCAAGCGTCATAAATCGGCTTCTGAATCTTCTGGACCTTACCGTCTCGCTCAGCCTCGACCTCGATGTGGCCGGTCTTCACTACCGCGGCGAGCGCGGTGATGTCCTTGTTTTGCGAAAGGTCGCACCCGATCCAGACTTCGGCACCGCTGTGATCGGCCGGCTCGAACTCCGCCAACGCAGGCTCGAGCATCTTCCGCGTCATCCACGCCGTCTCGGCATCTGTCCACTGGCAGAAATGGAGCCGAAGAATGCCGTTCAGCTTTGACGGCTGATCCATTGCCTGCTTCGCGACGCCGGCGAGATATTCTTCCGTGATCGTGACGCCGAGAAGTGGGTTCGCCTTCGGCCAGCAGGACGGATTGGTTAGCGGATCGTCACCCGGATCAAGGGCGCACACATACGCAAACGTCGTATCGTCAATGACATCGCCAAGATAATGGGCGTCGTCATCTTTTGCGTCGCGATTGCCAGCCGCAACACGGACGGCGTGTTCGTGTTCGGACCAGCAGACAGAGTTTCGATCCGACCCGCTGTTCGTGATCATGAACAAGAGCGGCTG